ACCATGAATCCAGAAAGCATACGCTTAAAGGACGAAGTCATATCAATTCAAAAGAAATATATTGAACGCCTAGAGAAAACGATTGAGAGGCTTGAGGAAGACAAAAAAAAACGGAATCAGACAAACGTACCGCAATGGTACAACCAAACGTACAACTGCCCAACAAGTCCAGTTTAGGCTCTGAAGACAAGTAAAATCCTAGCCTGCTCTTCTTTTGTTCATTGTGTTACAAAAAAGCTACCCCCCCCCAATTAACTCACACATATATTCAAATCACCAAATATAAAATTTGAGCCACAAAAACGAAATCGTCTCAGACGAACGCCAAAAAGCCTATGTTGGTCAGTTGTGGATTAACAAGAAAAGATACCGTCGAGTCTTGATTCGTTTTGTGGATGCTGAAGGCTTAGAACCTGACCAGTTGAATGCTCTGCTTGTCGAGCGATTTCTGAAGCTGAAAGAAAAGCTGAGTCGAGAAGTCGAGAGGCTCACAGATGAACAAGGTTTATTTTTCAGTGAGTTGTTGGATTTGTTCTTGTTTCACGTTCAAGCAAACCGTGACAAGAGGACGGTTGGCAAGTATCGGCAGCAATTGCTTCGCTATGAAAAAGTAGTTGGTGATTATCGTATAAGGCTTCATACCTCACAGTTGACTGATAAGTTCGTCTTAGCTTTAAGAAAATCTGGACTAAATGACCATAGCTGCAACTCTTACCTTCGGGCAGTTCGAGCGATTCTTAATTGGTCTTGGGAGCAAGGCCAAATTCCGGCAGCAATCAAAGTCAAAAGCGTTCGCTCGTCCAAGCCGCTGCCTGCTGTCTTCTCTCAGCAACAACTCGAAGATTTGCGCCAGCATTTAGAACAAGGCTGGAACGAAACCAAACGAAGACGGTTTCTGGTGCTGCTTCGTGCCTGGTGGTTTTTGCGCTATACCGGAATGAGAGGTGGTGAGCTGCTGGCGCTGAAATGGGATAATGTTTATCCAGATAGAATCGAACTTCGCTCAACAAAGGATTGGAAAGTCAAAGGCAGGAAAGACGCAATCATTCCAATTGCTGAAGATTTAAAAGAATTTATTCAGGCGCAGGATATTCAAGGCGAGCGTTATGTGCTGGACAATGGCAGAGGTAAACCGCTTTATAGTTCGCTAGGTGATTTGACCAAGAGTATGCGAAAGGCTTTGCAGAAGGTAGGAATAGAAAACGCGAAACCGCTACACTCGTTTCGTTCTACGGTTGCGACTGAACTGCTTTCCGGTGAGTCTTCAAATCCGGTTCAGGTGCAAAAGCTTCTACGTCATCAGTCGATTCAAACAACGATGAGTTACCTGAATTCAGACCATTTGCAACAAGTGGACTTGGTCAATAAGTTAGGCAACACTGGCGGAAACACTGGCAAGAAAAAATCTGTGGAATCCGGCAAGGCTAGTATTCGCCTAGCCTACAGCAAGAAAGTCAAAGCCGACTGTTAATCATTGGGTCGCTGGTTCGAGTCCAGCTTGGGGAGCCACTTCCAGAGGATTTGCCACACTTCCATTAAGTGGCGGTTATGACTATCCGCCAGTGATTGCCTCTTTCAGCTTCTTTGCCTTCCTCATTTTTCGATAAATTCCTACTCCAGCCGCTGCCATCGGCAAACCTACTGCGGTCAGTATTAATTCAACGCCACCTGATTCAACAGCAGAATTAAAATATTCAAAAAAGATTTCCATTTAATAACTCCAGATTATCAAATCTTCTCTGTCATCTAAATGCAGGAAGCGATTGCTTCCGGTAAATGAGAAGCCATAGCCACCAAATAAATTCATCTGAATGGCAATCTGAAGAAGTCGCGCACCGTCACCATTCCAGCAGGCAATGTCCACTGCTCGGCCTAGAACGTGATAACCGCTAGGCTTTGAACCGTTTTTGTTTTTTGCTCTCTCAACCGGATGCTCCACAGACCGATACGCTGAAGTCAGTCTGATTGGCTTTCCATAATGCTGGCGCAAGGTTTCCAACTTCGTCAAAAAGACTTCGGACATGCCACATTCACCAGTAAACTTGCACTTCAGCTCGTCGCGTGAGAAATGCTCAGAATGATCAACGTAAGCCATCAAGTCTCCTTTTCTGGGTAATCAATACACTCTTGACTGTACATTTCGCCAAAAGCTTCTCGTTGAGGTAACGACATAAGCTGAAGGTCGACATATCTGTGATTTTCGCGATAATGGTCAATCACGCAAGAACACAACTGAATGGCGGATTGCATGGCGAGATTTGAAGTCATTCCTTGCATCTGATAGGTGGGAGCCAAACGAAGTGAGCATTGATAAGCCCATGAAACAAGGTGCAAAGTCTTGTACTCGACAGGAAGAGCAAATGCTGATGTCGCGAGCAGCAAAGCCAAGCCTGCGAGAATCGTTTTCATTTTTTTAGATTATCCATTTTTTGACTTAGCTCGCTAATGGCAACGGTCATGTTCGTCAAAGTAGTGTTGAGTTTTTCGTGAACTGCTAAAAGCTGCTGAGACTGCGCGGCCTGAAGGTTCGCGAGCTTTTCTGTGGTGGCCTGCTGAAGTTGTGAATTTTCCCGTAATAGCTCGCTGACGCGAATATCGCTTTCAGAGTCCTTAGTTAGCCAAATATTTCGCTCCTTTTCAAAACCTCTTAGAAGAAACACAATCAGCCAAGCGCTGAAGGTAAGAGAAGCCATCCCAAAGCCTAAGTCTTGGACTAACTGAATCATGGAATTGGGTTCTGCTGGCATTGCTCGGCCTTAGTTAATCATTTGAAATTCGTAGTAAATCAATCCCGTACTGTTATCAATGGTTGCCTCACTGTTGGAATCACTGTCACTGCTGGAATCGCTTTGCGAGTCACTGTTTGAATCAACGTCCACATTCTGGGTATCATTATCTGCAGGGTCGTTTAGTGTGTTCTGAACCTCAATATTGATTTCTATCGGATTCTGCTCGTTTTCTTGAGAGTCCTTTGTAGGCCAGTCTGAGCAGGCAAACAGTGCGAGTGGGAGTAGAAGCATTAGTTTCATGCTCGGCCTTGTTAAACGGTTAAAGCTGACTCGACTTCAGCTTGGGTGAACCCTAAACGAAATAGTTTACAGTTGGGATCTTCCTGAAGTTCTTGCTGGAATTTGATGGTAGCACCATCCAGATCCGTTTCGGTTCTGACTCGGTGGGTAGCGTCTGTAATCCCTGCATCTTCTGGCGCTAAGTCTCCTGTTTTGAACCAGTTTTGTCTGGTATCTAAGAGCGCTTGGTACTGAGCTTCCCAACCTGACAGGTTTTGATTTTTACTGTATTCGTAATCAAATTTGCTATTTAAATGCTTTGGAATCCCTCGCATATTTCCTTTTTAAAATTAGTACAGACTTGCACTCACTCCGCGCGACCCGATGGCAGCGCTGAGAGCCAAAGGCGAATCATTCCACTCACCACCACGCGACCCGCAGGCCGTGCCATCGACCCAAAAACCGCCCAAGGTCCCGCGATTTGGAACTGCGTATCCCTGACCCCGACCGATAGAATTAACTCCATCGTATGTCGTTCCATCGGAGGCAGTATCTTGAACTGCAAAACTAGCTGCTCCTCCGTTAGATCCTGTCTCATTCACCCATTGCTTCAATGCCCCTGCACAGTCTTCACACCCGACATTTGAAATCATTCTGCGACTAGCTGTGTCACTGTGGCCTCCAGTCGTTCCAGGGTCTGCTGATCCGCTAATATTCGTTTCTTCATTGCTGCCAATCGCCAATGCCATAAACTCGGCTTGTGTGGGCAATCGTTTTTCGATTTCCGCAAACCTTTCCACAAAATTATACCAGTGATAATCGGGGTTGCTTGCCCCATCAACGATGGTTCCACCGTAACTGGATTCCAGTGTTGTCGTATTACTGGCTAGATAAATGTCCGCCCAAATTTTGTTACCTACATAAACCATCCCCTCAGGATTTGAAGTTGGACGATGAGAGGCTTGTGTCCAAACACTTCTAGGTAGAATATCCCCATCCAGGTAACCTGTGAGGGAGTGACCACTAATGTTTCCGACATCAACACAGAGACTGTGAAAGCCTCCAATCTTACGAGAGTTTATGGCGCTGACTGTGACACCTCCAACGGTTCCATTTGGATAGGTAGAATTTGAACTTAAACAAAAATTTGGAGTGGTTCCAGAGCTAGGCTCTACTGCATAAAGGTACACATCCTCGCCATTACGATTTGCTGCTGTGGCCTTTGAGGTTTCATTGCTGGCCCAAGAACCTGTTGTGTCTGCGTCCAGCGTAGTTCCCGTAGAAAGTGTGTAAACAGTGGCGTTTATTCGTAGTTGCATCGCTGGGATATTTACTGTCCGCCTTTCTGACACTGTAGCAGAACCAGTATAAAATCCAGCACTGACATCATTCCCCCCTGTGATTTGCTGCTCGGCAAGATACCAGTTGGGGATTGTAGGCGGAACGGCCTGAACCGAACCTCCAAAACTGATAAGGCCACCGGATTCAGTAGCCAAGGTAACACTGTTTAGTTGAATCTCTCCTGCCATATTTAAATCACGTTTAGGGTTCCGGTAACATTTAATGCTGAAGCACCAGTAAAATTTGCATAACCGTGACTAATCACTAAATAGCCTCCCATCGTCACTCCACCACTACTAAAACTTGAGTTGCCAATATACATTCTATTAGTGCCACTGCTGATCGCTAGCGAATCCGAAACCGTTGAACTGTGTTCGATGTATGAGCTGCCAGAGCCACCACTTGATGAGTTTACATCTGTATAGCTTGCGGCTGCAGTTCCTACAGCCAAAATATCTTCATCAGTAATCAGATACAATTCACCTTGATTCAAGCCAGAAGCAGAAGCTGCAGTGTTGATTTGGCTTCTTGTTCCTCGTTTAACTTTTATCGTTGCCATTATATCGTTAGGCTCCCATCCCCAGTGAAAGTGATAATCGTATAATCTCCATCTGTACTGGTAGATGGTGAGCCTGTTGTTATGTTTCTAAATTCGCTGGTTAAATAACGAAGAATGATAACTCCAGCGCCACCACTACCTTGAACGTGACCACCACCACCATGATTTCCAGAACCGCCACCAAGTCCAATTGAGCCATTAGTATCTCCAGAGCCTCCTCTGGCTGTTCCACCTCCCCCACCAGCATAATATACGGCTGATCCGGTTATTGAAGATTCGACACCATCGCCACCCGAACCCATAACTGAGGCGCTGGGATTGCCACCAGCACTTCCAGCGCCACCACCACCACCAGTTCTGGCGTCATTAACACCTACGCCTCCACTTCCACCAGCATTGCCTTGCCCACTGGTTCCGCTGCCTCCTGAGACAACGCTGAAATTATATCCACCTCCTCCACCAGAACCACCAGCACTTCCAGCGCCACCATAGCTGCCACCACCACCACCAATTGCGGTTAGGGACAATTCAGCAATGGAGCTGTTTTCACCATTTTCTCCATCAATGTTAGGCTGAGATACTACGTTGTAGCCTTGCCCCCCAGATCCAACATCGATTGTAAGAGTTTCATGGATATTTACAGACGCACTTCCTTCTAATAAACCACCAGCACCACCTCCACCATAAGCAGAGCCTCCCCCTCCGGCTACAACAAGATACTGAACGCTCGACTGCACTGTAGGCCAATTGCTTTCCTGCTTGAGTTGTCTCATTTCAGGCAATGAGACCAAGCCCTTGTTAAAAAATAAACGCTCTGCAAAATCAAAAACGCCAATCCGTCCAGCTTGGTTTTTCATTGCCTGCTGACGTTTACCGTTTATTGTGGTGATTCCGCTAAAATTTGCAGAAGTTGGACGATTCAGCGCACCAATTAAACTGCCGTTGTGTCTAGCCATTAGCTAATTTCTTCATAGCTACAGATGATCATTAAGTCATTGGCAGCACTGGCTGTGGCCCCAATGCTGCGGTCTTCTGTGATATAAATTCCAGAATTTCGCTCCACCACAACTAGTGAAGAATCGGCAGGAATCGAAACAGTGGACACTATTGGATAAGCTGTACCTCCAAGGGCTGCGGCTGAATACATTGAAATGGTAATGTCTGCGCTATTGCTGCCATCGACATTGGCGACATAAATGGAATTGATTTTCAAAACTGTGCCGGAAGCTGAAGCATTACTAACCACTTGAGTTGCAGAAGTGGTGGTTAGGTTGATCATCTCTGTTTTGCCATAAAGGGCTGTCAGATTTACAATATTTGGATTAGCCATTTTACTCCTGAAGTTATTATCCGAACACCAAAGCCATTGCGATCCCCTTTCCAGTGGTCATCCCAAAATCGGTAAGGTTGGTGGCTTCCCAATTGCCAGTGGCATTATTATAAATTAATCCTTGCTGATTCTGCGCTCCATCTGCCGCTAGTGCCGAAACAGATAAGCGATTATTTCCACTGAGTGCTTCCAAGCCTGTTACGATTCCGCCTGAATCAATCCCAAGCGTGATGGTTCCTGATGTGGTAATTGGTGAGCCAGAATCCACTTCAATTCCATCAGTTCCAGAAATCGCAATAGAAGTGACAGTTCCTGTGCCGCTGACAGTAGACCAGGAGAGGTTCCCAGATCCATCAGTAATCATCACTTGTCCAACAGATCCGTCAGAAGTGGGAAGTGTCAGCGTGTAGCTAGAGCCAAGGCTTGCAGAACTTGGTACGGTCAGCGTGACAGAGTAGGTGTTCGCTTCATCATTAAGTGCTACGCTGGCTGGATTGGTTCCACCTGACACCACAACACCACCTGTGCCGGATGGGGTTAGAGTTATGTTTTGATTGGTCGCACTGGTTTTAATGATATTGGTTTGCAAGTCGATGCTGTCACCAAACAAGACATCAGAGCCACTGGTTTCTGCGCTGATCAGATCACTGTTCAGATTACCATTGAAGCTAGTGGTGGCGGTTGCTGTCCCTATCGTGGCAACGCCAATGTCTGCGGTGTCTAGGTAGGCTGTGCCATCGAGGTACAAGTCCTTCCATTCCAAGGTGACTGAGCCTAAATCTCTGGCGTTGTCCGTTGAAGGAATCAAATCCGAATCAAATCTTGCGGTGACGGTTACCGTGTCGCTGGTTGCATTGCCAATATCCAAGGCTCCTGTGGTGGTGACAACTCCAGAAGAAT